TTCTGTAACAATCGAAGCTGAAAACGGCGCACTTGGTGGCGACGAAATGACTTCAACTTATGTAACTGTTGATGTTAAGAAAGCATCTTCAATTCAAACCATATCCTGGGAACTCCTCGATAGAAGTTCGCCTGCGTTCATGGATGCCTTGATGGTTGAGCTCCGTGATGCGTACGCTAAGTATTGCGATGGAGCAGTTATTGCTGCATTTACAGCATCAGGTACACAAGCATCAACACAAGCTGCAACAATTGCAGGACTAAAGGCATATATTGCTAAAGAAGTTCCAGCAGCTTACAAAGCATCTGGCAAGTTTGCTACAAACCTTGTTGCTAACACTGCATGGTGGGAGACAATTCTTTCAGCAGATGACACAACAAATCGTCCTCTATTTACAGCGGCGCAACCTTCAAATGCTCCAGGTAACGCATCTGGTCAGAGCATCACTGGTCAAGTTTTGGGTCTTAACTTAGCGGTTGATCCTCACATGGCAGTTACAACACTAATCGATGAATCAGCGTTCATTGTTGCTCCAGAATCATTCAAGTGGTTTGAAGCACCTACAACAACGCTGCAAGTTCAAGCACTCGCAAACGGTCAAGTGCAGGTTGCACTTTATGGCTATTACGCAATCGCGCCAATCTACGGCGGTGGCGTACGTCGCTTCAACCTAACTTAATTAGTTAGGCACTAAGTCGCTGGGAGTGGGGCGCAGCCCTTGCTCCACTCCCAGTTTTTAGAAAGGATATTAAATGTCATTAACGACAGTCAGTGAACTTCGTAGTGCGCTTGGAGTAGGCACCCTGTATTCTGACGCTATCCTTCAGGAAGTGTGCGACGCTACTGATGCAGTCCTGCTTCCAATGCTTTGGAGTCCAACTTGGTATTCGGTTGCTCATAGCAACATTGTTGGTTATGGAACTCTTTATTTTAACGATCCCGTAATTGGAACTTTTTATGTAGGTCAATCAGTCACAATTGCAAATTCAGGTTCTTCTTACAATGGAACAAAGACAATTACATCAATGGGCGATTATTCAATAACTGTTGCAACAAGTCACAGTACAGCGCAATCAAGACACCCAATTGCACCTTATGGAACAGTATCAACAACTACTTATACAACTTGGTCAGATGACGCAGCAGTTCAACAAGCTGCTCTACAAATTAGCGTAGATATTTTTCAGGCACGTCAGACTACTAGCTCAGGCGGAGTTGCTGTAGATTTTCAACCAGGACCCTGGAAAATGTCGTCAGGTCTTTTGGCACGCGTCAGAGGTCTCATTGCTCACGCACTGTCACCATTATCGATGCTCGGATAGACGATGCCAGTTGCACTTACTACTCTTAGAACTACTATCGCTCAAGCTTTAGTAGATAATACTTTGTATCAAACATTTGCTTTTCCGCCAGCCACAATACTCGCAAACTCAGTTATCGTATCCCCAGGGAATCCGTATTTAGAACCAAGTAATAATCAACACAGTACGATTGCACCAAAAGCCAACTTCACAATCGTGATTACGGTGCCTTTATACGACAACGAGGGCAACCTCAATGGAATTGAAACAGCCTTAGTTGGTGTGTTCAATAAACTCGCAGCATCTTCATTAGTCTATAATGTCGGTGCAGTAAGCCAACCTAGCGTCCTAAACGCTCCGTCAGGCGAACTTTTAACGTGCGAACTTTCACTACAAATCCTAACAACCTGGAGCTAGTATGTCCGATTACGACAAAGAAACAGAAGCCTTCCTGATCAAAATCGGGCAGGTAGCACCATCATCAAAGCCAACTACTAAGAAAGACGAGGAATAATCCTAATGGCGATTTTTCTAAATAACAAGGTCGGTCTGAAGATTGCAACCGTTAATCTGAGTGACCACTGTACGGCATTTCAACTTAACCGCCAACTAGATTCCATCGAGGTAAGTGCGTTTGGCGATACAGCACATAAGTACGTTGCTGGACTTGCAGCAGATTCAATTACAGTTTCATTTCTAAATGACACAGCAACAGCAAGTGTTCTTGCGACACTTCAAGCAGCATTTGGAACTACAGTTGCTTTCTCAGCAATTCAAGATTCAACAGCGGCTGTATCAGCTACGAATTTACTTTATACTGGTACGATTTTTGTTGATAACCTTACCGACATAAATGGTGCCGTCGCTGATGAAGGTGTACTAGATTTAACTTTTCAGTGCAACAGCAAGACAGCAACAGCTTCAACAGGTACTTGGTAAACAACTAAACTAAGGGGCAAAAAATGGCTAAATTAAAGATAACAAGGGTTGATGGATCGATTGGCGAGTATGAAATTACTCCAATCATCCAGTACGCGTTTGAGGTTTTCGCAAAGAAAGGGTTTCACCGCGCCTTTGTTGAGGATCAAAAGCAGTCGGACATCTTTTTCTTGGCTCACGAATGTATTAAACGTTCGGGTGAAACTATCAAACCCTATGGGGAAGGGTTCATAGAAACTTTGGTTTCGGTCGAAGTTCTAGATTCAGACCCTTCCCTCTAGGGCGCGACTCGATCACCTTCCTGGTGGCAAAACTGTCAATCAGGCTCGGGATCGCGCCACAACATGTACTGGAATTAGATGAAGTGATGATAAAGAATCTAATAAAGGTTCTTCAAGATGATGCTAAGGAGATGAAAGATGCCAGTCGTAGAACTAAAAGGCAACATTGATCTCCGTAAAGCAATGCGTCGATTTACTCCAGACTTAGAAAAAGAACTTCGCAAAGAACTTCGATTGGCACTTAGCCCAGTTGTAAAACAAGCGAGATCATTTGTTCCACCTGCATCTCCAATGAGTAATTGGAATCCACGTCAAATGAGTGAATCAGCATTTCCTTATTACAGTGCTGGAACAATTCGTGATGGAATTAGTTACTCTACTTCTGCATCTAAAATTGGCAAAACGGGGTTTACTTCACAAGCAAGAATTGTAAACCAATCACGTGTTGGTGCTATTTTTGAAACAGCAGGAAGTGTTCCACCTGGTGAGGGTCAGCCCTGGGTTGGACCAAAAGGACCAAAGGGTAAAAGGTATTCTCATTCAAATAACGAACGAGCTGGTTATTTTTTCATCAAGGCATTGCCGCCACTTACTAAAGCCAAAGTGGGAACAGGTCGTTTAATCTATCGAGCCTGGGAACTAAATCAGGGAAGAGCAATGGGTGCCGCTCTCAAAGCTATTGATAATGCTAAATATAAATTTGAATCTTATACAGCCTTTAATCGAGGAATTAAATCAATAAGTAAGAAGGCAGCATAATGGCTCAACAAACTTCTCAAGTTGAAATTAACATTGGTTCCAAGTTAGATGCCAAAGGATTTAAACAAGCGGAAACAGCCCTCGGCAAGATGGGTAAATCAGCGAGAAATCTAGCTGCTGCCTTTGGTGTTACTTTTGCTGCAAAACAATTAATTAATTATACAAAGGCTGCTGCAAATGCTGCTGCACAAGATCAGAAGTCACAAGCACTTCTTGCTAATAGCTTAAACAATCTTGGACTTGCTTATGCCAAAGTTGATGTAGAAGGTTTTATATCTTCCCTTGAGGCTCAAACTAACATTGCCGACGACATTCTTCGTCCGAGTTTTGCTCAACTAGCTCAGGTAACTGGATCAGTTACTAAAGCGCAAGATTTAATGAAGTTGGCTTTTGACGCTTCTGCTGGATCAGGTTTGGATTACTCACAAACAATTGATATTCTTTCAAGAGCTTATACTGGCAACAGAAAAGGATTAAAGGAATTATATCTTGGACTTTCTGATGCCGAACTTAAATCAATGTCTTTCCAAGAAATACAAAAGAAAATTCAAGCAACTTTTGCTGGCGCAGGTGGAAAATCCGTTGAAACTTATCAAGGACAAATGGATAAACTTGCCATATCAACTGGCAACGCAAGTGAGAAGATTGGGTATGCCCTTCTTAATGCAGTAGTCAAAATAAGCGGCAGTAAAACAATTGATGGATTTACTGCAAAGATAGATGCTCTAGCAACTTCTTTTGCAAATCTTATTACCCAAATTTCGGACTACATTGCTATCTCAACAGGGCAACAGGCTCGGGCTGCATTTGCTCCAGAACGTGTAGTTGCTGGTGGTCGAATTGTGTTTAAAAATCCTTCTACTGGCGCTGGTAATCTGCAACTTACTGGCGGCAGCAATATGGACACTCAGCGTTCACAAATTGCTTTGGCTAAAAAGGCTGAAAAATTAGCGAAAGACCGTAATGCTTTATTGACTATTGACAATAGTTTGATGACTCGCAAGATTACCCTTACAGCAGATCAACAGGCTCTTGAAGAATTAAAGAAGAAATTTGATGTTGAGCGCGTTGGATTATTTGCAGCTCTTAATCAGGCTACTGATGACGAAACAAAAATGCGTATCAAATCGCTTATTGCTATCCATGACAATGATTCTGCTTTGGCACTTAAAATTAAAGCAGAATTAGAAGCTGCTGAGGCCGCCAGGTTATTGGCTCTATCACTTGCACAATCATTAACTGCTTGGGGTAACTGGCAGACCATGATTGGTAATTCATTTGCAGCAGCTGCTTTGGCGGCTGCAACAACAACCACAACTTTGCCACAAGCTGCCATGCCGCAGACCTACGCTCCAGGTGATATTCCTGGCATTACAGGTCAGCGTGGCTTTAGATTTGCAGGCGCAGATTCATCATCGCCAACGATTGTGGTCAATGTTGCAGGATCAGTAACAGCAGAACGCGATTTAGTATCAGCCATTACTCAGGGCATCTATAATAATCAAGCTTCTGGTATTCCGATTAACTACTCGACAAGTTATGTCTAATGGCATTACCAGCAACGATATCTGTAAAGATAAATCTTTCTGGTGGAGCATCCTT